GGTGCTGCAACTGGTACACTTACTGCTAATAATGCAAACGTATGGGTACCAAATGCAACAACTATTGATGGTGCGCAAACAACAGTTTCACTATTAACGCAAAACGCAACAACTGTAAGTGCATTTACATCAGCAACTACGGCAAATATTGGTGCTGGTAGCGGTACTATTACTATCAACAACCCAACATTAGTTGGACAACAAGCAACGCAAGCATTATACGATACCGTAGCAACAACGATGAACTTTGCAGGTGCTGCTACTGCACTTAATATTGGTGCTGCAACCGGTACACTTACTGCTAAAAATGCAAATGTATGGGTTCCAAATGCAACAACTATTGATGGTGCGCAAACAACAGTTAGCTTACTAACGCAAAACGCAACAACAGTAAGTGCATTTACATCAGCAACCACAGCAAATATTGGTGCTGGTAGTGGTACTATTACTATCAACAACCCAACATTAGTTGGACAACAAGCAACGCAAACATTATATAATACTGTAGCAACTACAATGAACTTTGCAGGTGCTGCTACTTCTGTAGTAACAGGTGCAACTACAGGTACATTTAATATACGTAATGCAAACGTGTACCTACCAAACGCAACTACAATTTACAGTGGACAAACAACACTTGATATTGCAAACGTAAACGTAACAACATTAAATGTTGGTGGTTCTGCAACTACATTCAACTTAGGTGCTACTACTGGTACAACAAATATCCGCAATGCAACAACTAACATAGTAGGCAATGCAACTATTTCGGCAACTACAGCAGCAACATCAACAACAACTGGTGCACTGCAAGTTTCAGGTGGCGCAGGGTTTGCTACAAATATATATGTAGCCAACGGCGCTACAATTAATAATGCACAAAGCGCAGAAAACTTTGGAGGTAAAGGTAAAAACTCAACTGCATTAATTTATGCAAACAGCAATGCAGATTCAGTTATTATAGGTGGTGGGCATTATCAAGGTAGTGGTGGTAATACAACTGTACAAGGTGGTGTAACATTAAAAATTGATGCAACTGATACAATGTTGCTACCAGTTGGGTCAACTGCACAACGTCCAAGTAACAGTGGTAACGTTGATGTCGGCGGCATGGTACGATTTAATAATTCCATTAATAACTTAGAGTTCTTTGATGGTTCTATATGGCAAACAGCAGGTTCTGTATTTACTGTAATTAGTGATAGACAATTTTCTGATGCAACAGGCAATCCGTATGGTAACGTTAACGGCGTTAACACAACATTTACGCTACAAGATGAATCAACTACAGCTGCAACTATTGTTAGTATCAACGGTGTAATACAGATACCAGCACTTGCATATGATGTTAGCTTAGATGTATTAACATTTACCGAAGCACCGGCATTAGGCGACGTAATTGATGTACGTTTATTAGCAACTACATCTGTAGTATCGGCACTTACTAGTGCCAACGGATTAGTACAATTTATTACAACTAATACCGAAGCACAAATTTATACAGGAGCTAGTGTAACAACTAAAAAATTCAGTATAGACAACGACGGACTAGCTACATTTGAAAATGATGTAATAATCAAAGGTAGTTTAACTGTATTAGGTGATACTGCTGGCAATATTAATATTGGTGATTCATCTAGTGATCATGTAACCGTTAATGCACAATCTGTAACATACACAAACGGTACTAAAATTATATATGATCAAACAGCAGTTACCGTAGGTACTAGTGCTGTAGTCATTGATAGTTTTGCTAAAGCGACATATCGTTCAGCAAAATATGTATTATCGATATCAAACAGCGGTACAGGTGAGTATGAAACTACTGAAGTGTTAGTATTACACAACGGTACAACAGCAACACGTACACAATATGCAACTATGTACACAGGCTCTGCAAGTTTAGGTTCTGTAACAGTAGCAGTAAATGGTGCTAACGTTGAATTAAGCTATACAGGTGCAGCAGCAGGTAATGCAGTAAAACTTAGCGTATCATATATTAAGGTGTAATTAATGTTAAAAATTAATAAGTCATATAGAGCAGATTATACCGGCGAAGATATTGTAGTTGAGCGGAATTATACAGATGGGGTTTGGCATGATACAACAGAACATCTGCCAAACGCTGTTACTAATACCCAAATATCTAATCAGGCTGTGATAATTGGCAACGGCCCAACTCGGTTAGACTTTGATATGCGAGCAATTTTTGAGCATAGGGGCGGCTTGCTAGGCGCAACTACCTTACAAACATACGGCTGTAACGCACTTTATAGAGACTACACTCCGGACTTTTTAGTAGCACGCGGTAATAGTATAATTGCAGAAATAGCTGCTAACAACTATTCCGCAGATAATGTTGTGTATACAAGTTCTATACACCTGCTTGAATATCCAAATAAATTCTATTTAATACCACGAGATCCGTATACTGATGCAGGTACTACAGCGGCATATATTGCGGCATTTGATGGACATAAAAAAATATTCTTATTGGGATTCGATAATCAAGATACCCCGGACTATAATTATAATGTTTATGCAGATACTGATGGATATAGCGCGACTCGTAGTGAATCATCATCTCAAAAGTGGGTAGCAGATCGTGCAATGTTAATTAATACATATAATGATGTTGATTTTGTGTGGGTAACTAAAGCAGGAAGAACAACTATACCAACTGAATGGAAAGCATTAGTAAATTTCCGTCAGATATCATTTAGACAATTTGTAATAGAAGCAAATCTATAATACAGTAGTAATAAAAAAGCACCGCAAGGTGCTTTTTTTGTGGCTATAATATAGATTCTAGTGTTTTAATCTTAGCAATAACTTCTTTAAAATTAACTGTACGCCAAACTCCGGGGTGTAGGGGTTTAGGATAATCCCCTAATTCAACCCAACAATATCCTCTATGCTCGTGATTTAAGTCGGGCACAAATTCTTCGTTAACTGGTAATAAAAATGTATGGTATGAAAAATTGTTTTTGTCACTGGTGAATTTTTCAATGGGTATTACTCTAGCAGAAGAAAAATCTACACCTAATTCTTCTGCTAGTTCTCGATGCAATGATTCAAGCAACTGCTCGCCGTCATCAATCTTGCCGCCAGCTAATCCCCACGTACCAGAATACTTACTTGCATTGCGTAATAAAAAAAGATATCGATGTGTTGCGACACAATAAATGAACGTGCCTACACCTTCTATAAGACTAGAGTCCAGAGTCCGTTTTTGTACTCGCCCTCGAAGCTTTTCACCCACTGATTGAGATTCCATTTGTATTGCGTTCCAGTATTGAGATTACTTACGTATTGTAACACAGTTGCAGCCGAACTGTCAAATACAACAGTCCAATGCGTACCATTGAATCCAATAATATCATTTGCACCTGCAATTAAATCTGCATTATTAGATCCACGCCACGCACTGGGGCCATCAAGAGCACCGTTTGCACTACTACCGATTGAATTTAATATTAAATAACGTGTACCGTTAACTGCATTTTGAGCTAATGCCACGGCAGTATTCTTACGTGGATCAATAATAGCATCAATTGCTGCTAACGTGTTAGCTGGATATGTATCGATGTCTGCATTGAAAATTAACAAACTATCATCTGTTGGATGATAGGTAACAGTGCCTACAATCTCTGATTCACCATCGTCTGCCAACAATCTAATTTGACTGATACCGTCGACTAATTCACCGTATACATTAACTAAATTATGCCAGTTATCGCGTGTACCAATTTTCGTCGGAGTACTTAATGTGGGTTCTCTTGGATCTTCAATTTCGCTTACTTTTAATAATGTTAACGTGTATGAGTTACCACCACTTCTTAATAGTAAAACTCCATAATCCATAGGAGTGTAATACATACGAGTACCCATTAGATTAGCTTCGGTATATGCCGCAGAATTTAAATCTCCCTGTGCATCGTGTATGCTGGCAATAATTTTTTGTATAACCCCTAGCTTCTTAACCTTAGCAGGCGGACTGATCCAAATAGGCAATTTAAATGTAAGTGTAGCAACATCAACTGGATTATCAGTGCCGACAGGAACCGAACGGCTTGACCAATTAGGACTATCTAAATAAATGACGCTTAAACTTGTCCAGTCGATGTAGTTGTCTGTACTTTGTATTTCTAATCCAGGGTTAAACAGAGGTAATATTTGTTCAACTAACTGTAATTTTTGTTTTGTATTACTAGTCCATATATCTAATTTTAATTCTAATGTGTACGGTACAGGCATTATACGTTCGATGGTAAAAGCATTACCTTGCGTTTGTTCGTAGGTATCTGTATCGGCATCATATTTACGTTGACGTATACTCATGTTATTAACATACGTTGGGTTTTGTATACGTTCTCTATCGTAGGTTAAACCACTAATATACACGGCCATTGCTGGTACGGTCTGCATAGTGTTTTCACTATTGTTGGCTAAAATAGCTGCAACCTGTTTGCTACCATCTGCATAATAAATAGGAACACGCTGTAAAGTTTTACTGCCTGTGCGATCTTGCCCAAACTCAACTTCGTAGCCACTCATTATTCTAATGAATTGTACTACAAAGCGTTCAATTTGACCATCATAAAAATATTGACTGCTCATTAGTTATCCGCCAAAGGTGAAAGTATGTCAGATAAACCCTGACGTTCCGGTGTTACTTTACTGTAAACTGTGTATTCTAGCATATCGTTAGTTGCTATGGTATTTGTGATGGTAAATGACACATTTCCGGCAGTATTTGCTACAGTATTGGTAATATGTGTGCCATTTAATGTAGTTTTTACGCCGTGTGTGCTAACATACGCAATTTTTGTTACAACTGTCTTAGTTGACATATTAAATGATAATGTTTTTGCGTTGCCCGCCGGAGTGTAAGAGGTAGCAACACGAATTG